AAAGGATAAATTCGACTTTGCATCGTCAAACTCCTTTTTGATGGCATCGACAGCCGGCCCTTTTTCGCTAAATTCCTGTATTTCCATTTTTGATCTCCAATTCTAACATTATTTTTTTAAGTTTTTTCAGTGCGTCCTTTTCAACCCGATGGACTGTGACAAGAGGCACTCCGATAAATTCGCTAATTTCTTTTAAGGTGAAATTGCTGGGGTTTCTGCCCGCCTCAAATGCCGCCAAGCCCTCCTCCACCACCATTTCCTGTAACATGGCATCGATTCGTTTCTCCTGTCGCTCATGCGATTCGATACAAATCATCGTCTCCTTCGACCTTTTTGACATATACTTCCGATTTAACAGGGTGATTCTGCTCGGGCCGCTTTACGCACCTTGCAACCCCTTCCCGATCTTCAAAGTAAATGAGCATAAGCCTCGGGTTTGGAACGAGCTTGAGAACCCGTGCTTTTTCTATCTGATTTGCCGGTGGTTTGGGCAGTTCCACTTCACCGTCCGAGTCCTCCGCCCAAATTTTCTGACAACTGGAACGAGGGATTCCCGCTCCTTTGCTCACCTTTGGCCAACTCAACCCAGTTTTTCGCAAAATGACCACCTGGTCCCTCTGCATCGCACTCCATTTCTTAGTTACTCCCATAATTAATATCCTCCTCCGCCTGTTGAAATTAATTCCTCCTTGCCGAAATACTCGAAGTTCCCCACTGCAAAATATCTTGCACAGTCAGGGAAGTCTTTTTCGGGCGCTTTAAGCGAACCGCCGGGAGTGTATGCTTGCAGACAACTTATGAGATTTTGACATTCGTCCGAAAACATCAATTTAGGCTTATTATCCAAATCCATCGGTTTTTCCCGATCCCATGCTAAGAGATTATTAATCGCCTGTAATCCTGTTTCGATGTCTAACGCTTCTGCCGGCTGAACGATAATGTCTTCATCCGATAAATCATCGATAATGTTGGAACTGCCTTCCGCTTTCTGATAGCTCGCCGCTCCCAACCTCGGGTCGATTATGCGGATGACCTCACTATCCCCGCACATCTTCTCCATTCTCCTAATCTCATCGGCATAATCCTTGAGGCCGTACCCGTTCGGTTGGGCGGCCTCGCCAGCACTTAGCTTGTCTTTGGTTAAGTCAATCCAACCGCCCCATGTATCGAAATCAGGAAATTCTTTAACCGCCCATGCGACTCCATGTGGATCGATGGCAAAGAGGACCATTGTCCACGGCTTTGCTCCCGCCGGATCAATCGACATTACCCAATTGGCTTCTTTGAAATCGGGGAGCTTGTCGGGGGTGCAGAAGTTCTTGTCTGTCAGATTAGGGAAAATGGCTCTCGATTGGCGCACAGGCACTCCATAAGCCCGGCAAAGGATAGTTTCACGCTTCTCACCCTCTAACTGATTCTTCATTGCTTCCCATCCGCCAAAGGGGTTCGCCGCTGTGTGGAAATAAACCACTGAACTGGCTTTGCGGATGGGCTGTTGAACGAGAGGTACTTCTTCGCCGTTTAGGAGATCCGCCTTCGTTGATTCTATGGTGCGGGCACCGGTGAGCATCGATTTGACTACGCTGTTCCATCCGTCAACGGCGGTGAAGCTGATAATTCCCTTGGAATTGCGGGTCACGGTCCGAAATCGAAGTGTGTTTACCCATGACATAGGTACGAGTTCATCTGCCCAATAGCCGATATTATGTGTTCCATTGACTGGATCTTGCGGTGAGCCGATCTCTCCTCCTTCAATTGTCGAAATGTCCTGAGCCCAGTATCTAAATATACATTGACTCGCATTAGGCAGAGTGAATTTCGCCCCCGTAAATCCATTTTTTAAACTGTGGACTATGTATCCTATCTTACCTCTACCCAACGACTTAAGTTCTTTTGGAAGAGCATCAAAAATTAATTTCTGTTGGAATTGTATCGAATTAGCCGCTGTCTCGGTTAAGCACCAAACAATAGTGCCAGGGTTCTCTACGAGGCATTGAACTACCCGCTTGGCCGCCCAAAAACTCTTACCCGCACGATTTCCGCCCATAACGAGGATTTCGGAGTGGGTCTTTAGCTGATCATCTGCCCGCTTCCAAGTATCCAGTTCAAAGCCATGCCGGTATGGATCGTCTTTCTCTTGTGCGATTGCTTCTTCTCTAGTCTCATAATATGCGAGGATCTTTTCGGCGGACATGGACAGCATCTCCGATTTTGTCAGAGGCGGGAGAGCGGGGTGCGGTGTCCAGGTGAGAGGCATTGGCTTAATGATAACAGATTATCAGCACGATTGGCCGCAATTAGTGAAAATTTTTTTATGGGCTACAATCGGTCTCGGTGATCGGCGGGCCGCGAAATCCGACCCCCCTCCCCCCCTATCAAAGTCAGAAATCGCATATAGATTTTCATAAGTCGTTGACTATCAGTAAAAGCCTAACCGCACAATATGTTTTATGTCTAATTGTCCTTGCCAATATCCTTATTGAGATTACATTCTCAATTGCCTACACCGATAGAAATGCCGACCGAAAAAAAGAGGATAACGATAGAAGCTGATAACCTTCCAGCTAACTTGACAGTTGAGAAGACTTGCCCGGCAGTTTATACGGCTCAAGGGCTTTACGATAAGAGACCAGGTGACTACGCAAAAGTGGTGCAGATGTTATCTGACGGTACACCGGTTAGCCGAATCAAGAAAGAGCTGAAGGTAAACCACAATACTATCGCTGTAGTTCGGTCCCGAGAGAAAGAGGTGATCGAATCATCGAAGAAAGTAATGAGGGGATTGATAGGCCATGCTTCACAGCTGGCAGTCGAAAAGATGATTGAGAAGCTGGACAACGATGAGATACCAAATGGAGTCCTACCAATCGCTACTGGCATCCTAATCGACAAGCATCGCCAGTACGAAGGTGAGCCGACTCAAGTCATTGAGGTAAAGAAATCTCTATCCCTCGATGAGATCCGAGCCGAGCTGGCCAACTTGAAGGATGAAAAAATCATCGAGGCAGAAGTCACCGATACATAATAACCAGCGAGAGTGGTATGCTCTCCTGACTTTGTTCTTCTTTTTCCTCGAACGGGATTTAATAGTCGAATGCTTTTTTATCGCCTTAAAAGTAATATTTAAGATATTAGGGTAAAGTACCACCGACATATAATCTCAAGATAGCCCGAACAATCGCCTAGAAGGCACACAGGGCTGTCTTTTAACTTCGATACATCCAATCTACCACACTAGGGTATAAGACCGCCAATCCCGCCATTCCTTGGAATGACCGCTTTGCTGTGATTGCAGACAGGATATCCTTATTCCGTTTAGCTGTGATTGATCGAACTATATGTTTGTGGATTAAATCCATATCGAAAGTCTGCTCAAAGATTTTAGATTCCACCTTAATATTTTGAACGAGTGAATGGGTAAGCTGAGTGATACCTGTTCTGCCGGTTAAGCGGTTAAGCGAGTGGATCTGTTTTATTCTCCCCTTCGGTCGAGCTTGTAGGCTGGCGGAGTAGTTAACCTGGTACGGGCCGCCTAAAAGGTGGTTTGGCGCACTATTGTGGTAGCTTTAGCTATTGGGCCGCTTGTCGGGCCAAAGCATTAGTGCGAAGGTTAACTACTTAACAGCCTGTTTTTTATTTAGAGAGTAGTAGTGCATATATACTATAAGGGGTCGCACTACCACTCTTCCGATAATAAAGTTAACTTATTCTCCTTTCAGTTTTAGCTTCAAACTGTAGATAGTTTTGTTATTTGGACCACCTTTTTCGACCTCAATTTGATCCTTAGTCATAGATAATATTTTCTTAAAAACATGGCCATCGATATTATTATTGGTTTGAGCCTGAAGTAATTCCATCGCCTCGTTTCTTCCGCAAATCGGCTTATCGGCCAACAGGGTCAAAAACTTCTCGCATAAGCCCTCATTTATCTTCTTTTGGATGGTGGATATCTGCCCTGGCTTCCTGAATTTGGCCTCGAGGTCGGGTCGATGGATAAAAAGTGGAAAGGTATCTGCGGAGAACTCAAGGACCTTGGGCGGTGAGAATGGACAGTTTCTATTGGTTGCCTCGAGGACTAGGTGTTCCTCTTCCTCGTGAGAGGTAAGGGTAAGGATAGCGTCAGGATCACGGGCAAAGACACCTGAGCCGGACGCTCTGTCGATGTGATCAGTTTCTGACTTGTTTCCCTTGGAGAAGTGGTGGGCAAATACTATGGCGGCACCGGTTTCCTCGGAGAAATCCTCGATCAGATTAACGATTTCGCCTACCGCCTTGGCATCATTTTCGTCTATACCAGTTGCCAGTTTATAGTATGGATCGAGGATAATGAGATCATATTCCCGCTTTTCCGCTCGGATCTTTGTCAGGAGGTCAAGGAGTTCTGCCCGGTGACCGCGGAGTGGCCAATAGTCTAGGTGGTGGTTAGGCTTAATCTCCCCGTTAAAAGTTGCCTTGGCTACCCGCTTTATTCGATCTGTACCAAAGTATTTCTTCAGCTCGAAGTCTAAATACAATACCTTCGACTGCTTAACCGGCATCCCTAGCCACGGCATCCCATTGGATGCGGCGATGGCCAAGTTAATTAAGGACCAAGTCTTACCGGCTTTCGAGGACCCCGAGATAATCATTTTGCATCCTTCATGCAGTACACCCTCGATAATCTCCTCAAGCTCGTTCTTCGGGTTCGTGGCGAACTCCATGCACTGTCCGAATGACATAATGTCGGGAAGTGGTTTAGGATCGTCATTAGATACCTCGATGGAGCGGTTTGGCATATTGGTAACAGTCGGGCTGTCCAGCATATATTCCAGCTCTACTGCTTTAAGTTGTGCTTTGTAATAGGGGTCGGTTTCAGGTCTCATTATCTTTTATGTTATTTTTGATTAGTGTTAAAATTATTTGGGGCTGTAAATTTATGTGATTTCTGACAAGAACAATAGCATCCCCTTCGGCTAAACGGTCGGCCATTTTCATCGCTTTAACGGGTGAAATCCCAAGCTTAATAAACCGCCTGACGATGGTTGCTTTAAGGAGTGTATTGATCATTCCCGCCAAAATAAGATTGGTTGTATGGCGGAATACTTCTCGCCCTTCTCGGTCTTTGGTTTACGAGTCCCCCAAGGCAGTCGGACTAAACCGAGGGGAGAGTTATAAATCGATGGGTCTGCTCCGAGCTTCATACTCATATGTTTAAACTGCTCGGCCTTACCAGGTATCCAATCGTACCAGCAGTGAAGACTCTGACCGCCACTATCGACTATCATTTTAAGTGGGCAGATTGATTCGAGGGCAAGTGCCGGTCCAATCTGATCAGCCTTCGTCCAAGTCGGATCATCAATCTCATGGACTAGATACATCCGCTCACCGGCATTCTCTTTTACCCGAGGACCGATATCCTTGAATGGATTGTAGCTGATAAATTCCATCTGCCCTACCCCTTGGGATATTCCCCAATCGCCCGCTGACTTAATCATGGTATTAAATTTATCCGCTTGGATATTTATCCATTGGTCAGGCTTGAACAGCTTGGAAACCGCCTCCTCGGCATTCAAAGGAATGGCGGCGGAGCGGAGCTGTAGCATTTCGAGATCCTCGGGTTTACCTTTTGCATTAGATGAGATTCCGGTATCAATTGATACTCTCTTAGTCGGGCTGATAATCTTCTCGCCGGAAAGGATTTGGTATGCACCGGTTAATGCATTTCGGATCTCATTTGGCTGGAGTGGTCGGCGGGTAAATTCCTTGTCTACCTCGATGCAATAAGCGTGGGCTTTTTCGAAGTCCGATTGGTGCATTGCGGCACGGAGGGTAAGGCGGGCAATAAATGTGTGGTGGCCAAAGTCTCCTTGGGGGAGCCTGTCAAAGAACTCCGCCATGTTCGCTGATAGGATAGCCATTTACTCGGAACCCTCGCCCTCTATAAACTGGGCAATGTATTCAGTAAGCTTACCTATCGCCTCGGTCTCAATTCGCCTTAAAGTACGCCTTGGTATCCCTGTCTTTTCGGCCAGTTCGGACTGGGTAAAACCTTGATGGTCCTCGGGAATGCTAAGAAGCATATTCTTCAGCTTGGCATCGGTTGCCATTTGCTTGGCGATTTGACTATCGTCCGTCCCCATCGACACTAACCCACCTATCTATCATTCCCTTTGGAAGTCCCGCCTCGCTAACATGGTGATCATTTTCATCCGGCTCATATCCTTTGCGAGAGATGTGAACTATTTCCGTAAGCACTTCGTGGGTACATCCCCATCTTCGGATCGCCCATGCTTCGTTGGGGAATCGGATATCATCAAATACGATGGTCCGCTTGCCGATGTAAGGCAGAGCCGCTTTATAAGCCAAGTCTACCCATATATTAGCATACCCAGCAGAACCCTCACGACCCCATGTCGTACCAAGTTCTTGTAATAGTCTCCTCGCATTGATTCCATCAGGAAAACTAGGAATTGGTTCTTCCTTAAAATGCAGATACTTTTCCCCCGGCAGAATGACTTTAAGCATTTCTTTAATGGGAGTGGCGAAGGATAGGGTTACCGCATCGACAATAGATTTAGCATATGTCGATTTGCCTACCATTTTTGGACCTGTTAGCCCGATAATTTTATTGGTCATGTAGTGATGAATAGTGATGTTATTATTGTTAAAATGAAGGCGGCCACGATGTAGAATAATACGAGGACTGTAGTGATGAATAATCCGATTAAGCCGATTGAGCGGAGGAGTTTCATCAGTAGTGCGTTTTAATTTCCCCCTCTGCCGCCAAGGGTAGCCCTGGCATATAAAGAGGTTCTTCGGTTAGTAGTTTGATCATTAAATCGAGTGCCGCCTGTCCCTCCGATTCGGCAACTTCAACAGTTACGGAATCGTGGACATGAAGGACAACGGGGAGTCCAGCCGCCTCAATCTTGAGGAGAGAATCTGCCATCAGCTCTCTCGCTGTTGCCTGAACGAGGTTCTCTAAAAGTAATCCGCCATACAGCTTCATCCGCCCTTGCCCTCGTACCTTCTGACCAGTCAACTCTCGGCCATCATCCTTTACATGGAAATAACGGATCGGCTTCCCTGACTTACAGATCATCGTG